AGTGCCTCGAGCTGCTCGAGAATTGCCCGGTTTCCGGGGGTTTTGGGCCAAAATCCGCGAATCCGGGATCGAGCTGCACGGCGCTCGGTACGTTTGGCGCGGTCCTCGAGGCCCGGGGCCGGGCATGATTCACTGAGAAAAGGACAAACAAAAACCCGCCCGGATCGCTCCGGGCGGGCTGGGGTTGGTTCGGCTGCTGGCCGGTTACTGGTGCAGCTCGAGCGCCTCGGCGACGGTGTCGATCTCGAGATCGTCGCGGGGAATCAACCGCTCTGATCCGCAGGCCTGACAATATTGCGGCCCGTCGGGATCGTCCGGAAACTGATCCCGAAAAACCGCCCGGCAATCAAAGCACTCAAACATGAGCCGGCACCTTGTGCAACCGCCCGTCGCGCAGCTCGTAATCTCCAAGCGGTCGCGGGCTGCGTAGGCCGACGGTTACGCTGATTTCGGGATCGAAAATATGATATGCGTGACGCGGCATATTATGGGTCTGCTCGATCCGCTCGGCCAGCTCTCGCAGGCTATTGGAGACGGGATAAAGCATTATCCCGGTGTGAATCACACAACTCCCCATCGGGGTTTCGATGTCGAAATTCTGGCTTGCCTGATATCTTGGCATTGTCTGGCCCTCCTATATGTCGATCGAGATTGACGCGCCGGAAATAACGTCTTTAACGATTTCCTCGACGGCGGCTTGCCGGTCGTCGTCGCTCTCGATGTCGCCTAACCGCTCGCTGAGCCGCTCGTCGATCATGTCGTCGATGGCGCAACGGTGATCGTCAATGTCGAAATCCTGCATGGCCGTGTCGACCAAATCCTCGAGGAGTGAACGCGAGGAATATTCGATCTTCGACTCGATCAACGCCTCGATAGGATCGCCAAGAATGACCATCAGGGCATCGGCGAGCTTTTCCTGCTGCCGCCGGTAGTCGGTGATGGCTGCGGCATTGCTGGCGCGGGCGCGGTCGTTCTCGTCCCGCTGCTCACGCAATTCTTTTGCCAGCATACGCAACCGGCCCAGATCGGCCTTTTCGAGCTCTTCGTCAGAAAAGCGGTCAACGATCAAATTTTCTGCGGTGTTTGTCATGGTTTTTGTTCTCCGTAATCTGGGGCGCTGCCCGCCCCGGGGCTCGATGCATCTGCATCTGGTTTTAAGATATGGGATTTTTGCCAGTATGAAAAGCACAAAAAAAGGCCCGGGCACTGGGCCCGGGCAAGTTTGCCTGTACATTCGCCGGGGAAAACCCGCCCCGGCTCGGGATCGATTAGGCCGTGACCTTGTCGAGGATCGCGCCCGCCCTCTTTTCGAGCTCGATGCGGTCGTCTTGGTGCGGGATATCCCGGGCCAGTGCGGTGATGCCCTGCGCGGCGTCCCATACGCTAGCAATGGGCCTGCCCTCTTCTTTCACGTGCCGGGCTGCTGCGGCGCGGCTGCGGCTCTTACTGAGCCCGGCCCGGCGGTGCAAAAACTCGAGCGCCTCGTTTTCATCGTCGGCAATTTTTGCCGCCTGCGCGGCCTTCACGCCTTCCATAAAATCAAAAGTTGAACCATGCGCGAATGATTGCAGGGCCGGGGCGGCTTCCATGGCAAACCGATCCGGGGCGAATTTTGTGTGACGAATCTTGATCTCTTGGAAATTTTCGACGCCCCACAGATTGCGGTTCATGCATACGCCTCGCAGATACATAGCCGCAACGCCTGCGGTTTTGCTGCCGGTCTCGCTGTTCCATGCATAAAAGCCGCGGAACACTAGATCGGGGTCACCGTTTTCAAGCTTGCCGATCTCGATGGGCCGGGTGTCATCTACCAGAAACACAAACACGTCGCGGTCGCTGGCGTAAAGGGTGGTAGTGTCCTTCGTCACTGGCACAAACGGGTCATAGATCGCCCGCCCGTTTGCGCTGCCGGTCATCATGCCGGGGATTTTCCACCCGCTGCCCTCGCCTGCAAAGCGGTTAATTGTTTGCAGCATCTCCCAGTCGAAAATCCGGCCATAATCCGGGCCGGTGGTAGCTCGCAGCTCGCCGCCCTCGGTGCCGTGCCCGTAGGCCTTCACAAGGTCGCGGCTGCGATTATAGCGCAGGCCCCATTGCATAGCGTCGGCAGCAATGGGTGCGGGCAAGTCTCGCAGATATCCGGCAGGCGCTCCGGCCAAATTGGCGAGCTGATTAAACGACCAGTTTGTCGGCTTGTTCAAATGCTCGCGCCCGTCTTCGTCGGTGTATTCAATCAGGATTTCGCCCCGGGTCGAGCCTCGACACTCGCCGATAACCTGCATTTTGTGGGTGTTCACGATCTGGCTGTTCATCCGCTGAGCGTCGTCTCTCTTATATTCCAGCATATCCTCGAGGGACAAAAAGCGCTCGTCATCTGGGCGGTTCCACCAATTAGAGGAAACAGCGCTGTTTCCGATCCCGTGGCGGATTGCGTCGGTTTGATATGCGCCGGTTACTGGGGCGGCGGTGTTGTTTTCGATGATCTCTTGCATTGTTTATGCTCCCGTTAAAATGCGGCCCGGCTTGGGCCGTCTGGGTGTTGTCTCATAATATCGCAGTCTGAGCAAGTTAATTTTTCAAAAAAATAAGCCCGCCATCCGGCGGGCCTATATAGGGGGCTGCTGCGAATCTATTGATCGAGGCCAATGTCCCCAGCGACATGGTGACGAATAACCGAGCCCGGGGGCAGGGTTTTAACAAATGCCCGCAGGCGGTCGCCGTCTGTCTCCGACTGCTGCTGGTTCGCGGTGGCGGTCCAGTGCAAGGCGACATTGCCGCCCGTTGCATAGCATCCGCCCGGATCGTCGGTGGCGGCTTTTTTCTGGCTGCTCCCATGTGCTGAAAATCCAATGATAAAATCACGGTTTAAACGGGCACATAACGGGCCATCTTTCCCGCCGCAATTTCGGCAGGTAACATCATCGTTATATTCTGCCGGGCAACGAACAATGCGGGCTCCGCCTACGCGCCGATATTTATTGAGCCCGGCGACTCCGAGCTCGTATTCATGAGCCGGGGCAGATAGCCAATATTCAGGTTTTACGACGGTAACGACCGGGGCGTTGCCAAGCTCATGCGCGACCAAGGCGGCTTCCGGATCGGCGGCGCTGTAATTGATCACGGTTTTTTTCGAGCTCAATTTGTGAGACCAAAAAAGCGGGTGAAAGTGCGAGTAAGTGAAGGAAAAGCCGCGCCGGGGTTTTGCGTCCAGTAGGGCCTCAAGATAATCAAAATCGATTTGCCCCTCGCCGCATCCGGTGCCGCTCGGGTTCAGCTCACAAGATGCCGGGCAAGTTCCAAATTTTTCAGAGCTCCCGGCCCGATATGTAACGGCGCAGCCTGCCGTCTTTTTTGCGCTGCTCATTGCTGTGGTTTTTAACATGATTAATTGCTCCCGAAATTACATGCGATTTAACCCATACATAACGCAAACAAAAAGGCCCGTCAATACAACGGGCCTCTTTTTTATTTTTTACGTTTTCGTTTAGTTTGGCGACTGTTGTTTGCCCGGCGTTCGAGCTCGTCATAATCCGGTCCATATAAAAGCCGACCCAAAATTTTTAACAGAAACATAAAGATCTCCCGTTGTTACTAGGTCCCCCGTTTATATGGGATTATGTGGGAGATATCAAGTCAAAAATAGTTTCCCACTGAAAAGGTTGTTCACAACGGAAAATCGGCTCAACCGCTTCAAGCCCATCCATCTTCAGATCGACCGCTGCCGCTGCCGGATACAAAAGACACTCGGACGGCTCGGTGGCTTTGGTCTGTCGCTTAATTAGAATCCAGCAGCTCGAATGCTGGTGTCGAGAAAGCCACGCCACTTGTGACGGACGGAGCGTTACCGCGTTGCCGGTGATATACTTGAGCTCGACAAGATGAAGCTGACCGACCTCGTCACATATCATCAGGTCAGGAATCCCCGCCCCGATATAGTTTTCAATCCTCGTCAAAAGCAGCTTCCGTTTCGACCTCTGCGCCGCTTCCTTCACTTGCTTGTAGAAGCCTGCCTCTCGCTTTGTCGCGATTGGAGGCATTTTCTTCTTCGGGGGTAATGTTGATCGTGACCGGGGCATAGCTATTCTTAATCTCCTCAAGGGCCTTCAAAACCTCGTCCTTGCTCATGCTGTCAATAGAGCCATGACGAATCTCAGATTTACTTACGTAGATGTCCCCTTGTGCCTGCCCCCGTCGATACTCCGCTTGAACAGCAGCAGAGTAAGCGCCGTTCTGCAAAGCTGTATCACGAATAAGCTGAAGGTCACGTAAATGCCGTTGGTAGGTTACGCCGTACTTCTCGTCGAGTTCCCGGCGGTAGGCCTTAATCGCGGCCACCACGTGCGGGGAAATGTGTGGGTTGGTCAGCTCATATGCCCGGGTATGAGCAGAGCCGACAGAGTAACCGGCGTTGATCGCCGCTTCTCTCAAAGTTATCTGACCGTCCTTACTGACCAGCTCTTTGACAAAGAGCTCCTGCTTTCGGGTCAAAGCAGATTGCTCTGTCACAGGGGGACGACCTCGAGTCTCCATAGGTTTTCCGGTAAGTTTCGATGCTCTCTTTCTTGCCGCCATCGTTTCCTCAGTTAAAAAGGTCAACTCCCATAGTTATACAGGGGTTACTTATATAGAGCAAAAAATATTTTTTTTGAAAAACCCCCGCGACCCCCCATAAGGTCATTTCTTGAATTAACTCAGGTAACATTTTTGTACTTCACGGTGTTACCTAAAAAGTTACCCTTATGATCTTTTGTAATCCTTACTGAGTAAAGGTTACAGAGGTGGGTAACATAAGTAACACCGGTAACGGTATATTTTCTGTGTTTTTTATTTTTTCTAATTTTTCCTCTATATATGTATACCGTTACGAAAAAAGGGCCCCGCCGAAGCGGAGCCCTGATCCGTGAGCCGCGGTCAGTCGTCCGCGTTCCGGCTTAATCCTTTGAAGACGAACTCTTTTCCGACGTTGTCGAAGCGGCTGTCTTTGAGGACGACCCGGAAGTATTGGGTAGCGGAATATATTTTGCCCATTCGATGGGCGTATTCCACGGCTCGGAGGTAGCCTAGATCGAAGGTGTTATCTTCGACCTCGTCTAGCCTGTGGCCGTTACACTCGTCGATAAGGATTGAGGTGAAGGACATGCATTCCCCCCACTCGTATTCTTTATCGGCGGTTTCGAGAAGCTTGTTCTCGACGACCCAGACGGATGCGGCTTTGGTGTCAGTCATACTGACCTCCCGTAGTTGTTAACAATTTGAAACAGCGTCGGCGGCTTGCTTTGCCGCTCTTCTTATTATTCCATTATATATCAACGGGTTAGAACTTGTATCCTATATGCGACTTATCTTATACCATATGCGACAAAATAAGCGGTGCGACACTATGTCACACCCCTCGAGATTCCTTTATGGTTTCGACGGCCTTTTCCCAGCTCTCGTATTCGAGCAGCGGTTTGTCGAACCAGCTTGGTGCCCGGCGTTGGCTGTATTGGTTTACGCAGCAGGCGGCTTGGAAGTGTACGCGCCGTTGATCGATAGCGCAGTGAGCGAGGATGTCGAACTTTTCTAGGGTTGGCAGGGTTTTTTTCATTCGGCCTGCGCCGTTTTGGAATTGGTACACGGGGCGGTGGTCTTTTTGTTTTCTGAGATGTGCGGATTTCACTTGCACCCGCATGAACAGGTCACCGTTCCACGCGATTAGATCGACAGCGTCTTGAGCTGCGTGTGCCACGCGCCATCCCGGTTGCTCAAGTATGGCAGCAAGAGTGATATATTCGCCGATCAACCCTGTGGTTGTGGCAGACACGATTTTCCCCGTCGTTCTGGTTCCCGTCGTTCATGCTGCTTGAAGACTGTTGCGTGGTCATTAAAAAAAAAACGAAAGGGGCGCTTTTTGCGCCCCTTCCTTGAATATATTTTCTTGGATTTGATAACCCGCAGCTTAAACCGCGGGTCACGGATTTTGATCGGGTTCCTCATCTCTCAATCTCGCTTTCAGCATCAGGGACTGCGCTTCGTGGAGCTTGCTGACGGCTTTGTCAAGGAAGGGCTTGCCTTCCCCGTCCACTTCTAGCCACAGGTCACTGACGGCGTGGATAGCTTGGTTCAGCAGCGCGGCTGCGGCTTGGTGGTCACTAAGCTTTGTCATCTGATCCTCCTATAAGATTTTTCCCACACATATGACACGAAAAAGTGACTGTCAAATATTTTTGTCCAGCCACCGTCTTTCTTTTTTATTATAGATCTTTTTTATCTTTTTGCGTTGACCGGCTCTCCACCGCAGAAACTTTTTCCATTTTGTCAGGGCGTCATATTCGTCGCCTGTCTTCATGGGCATTCGTTTCGTCAATGCTTGGTCTCCTCTTCGTCATAAGCTTCGTAGGCCGCGGCTATATTTGCGGCTTGCCCCATTGCCGAAGACAGCATTCCCATGACAGTGCTGTTGTCCGGGCTTTGTACGACAAGGCGGAAAAGCAGAGCGGTAAGCGAACCGGCCAGTACCGCGCCGGTGTTGAACCCGTCGGTTTCCATTTCGTCTAGCAGGGCGTTCATTTCGTTGCCTGCATAATCGAACTGCTTTTCGAGATC